AAGTCTGAAAATTCTAACGCAGCTGTACCTAATGTAGCCCCATCTGCAGCATCTGGGACAAAAGCTGTGTTAGCTGTTAAGGTACTTCCAGATATAGTTGCAGTGCCTGTAACTGTTAAATTACCACCAACATTTAAATTACCTGTTATATTATTTATCGCTTCTACTACATTAGTACCATCACAATATACAAATCCTGTTGTGCCAGTAGGTATAGCGATACCACTTGCACTAGCTGGTTGGATTGTAACTGCCTGCCCAGTAGCGTTTTTGACAATATATACTTTAGTAAGTGCGGGGCATATAAGGGTAGCTGCTCCAGTTAAATCAGTTGTTGTATCTGTAAGGTTTAATATAGCTGCTCTAGCTTCAGCAGTTGTGCCGTCTGCTGTTGAAAGGGTAGCTGAGTTACTAACCCAAGTATTAATAGTTTTAGACCCTGCAATGGCTTCTTCTACCATTTTGGTAATATTATCATTAACAGTAGTACCCCATGTACCACTTAACTCCCCTTGGACAGGCAAAGCTAACTTTAATATGTCTGTATAACCAGTAGCCATTTAAAATCTCCTCAAAATATTAATACACCATAAAAATACATTACACAATACGAATTATAGCGTTATCAACGTCTGCTGTCGGAAACTCTATAGTAAATGTACTTGATATAGATGATTTATCTTCCCCAAAATCTAAAACTGTAATCGAAGGATTAGTTCCCCCAGATTTATATATTAAAGCCCCTCTAGCTGTTATAGAAGAAGAACTCCAAGTTGTATCTGAGAAGTCTAAAAATGCGGTAGTTCCAGATGATGTAGGATTAGTTGCAATAGTCAAAGTATTTCCACCTGCTGTATAACCAGTACCTGATATTTCATTAGTTGTAGAATAAGCTGTAGTAGAAGCACTTAAATCTGCACTAGAAGTATACAAAGCTATTTTAAATGACTGAGAGGTATCACTGCTAAAATCCATTTCCCCATCTAAAAGAGCTATTTTAAATGATGTACACATGGCTTGTTTTATTGCCATATAAACTCCTAACTTACTGGGTTTCTAGGTTGGCCAGAACGATATGAATCTTGTCGTAATTTGCCCTCTCCAAGATTCTTTAACAATGTTATAGACTGTAAGTAATGTTTTTCATACAAAGCAATCATATCAGCTTCTCCCTTCATAAACCGTATTGCTTCTATTAAAGCTCCGTTTAATAGGGCAGTATCAAAATTGTCTCCAAGCCATGTAGTGCTAGCAGACACTATAGATGTAGGGTAGTAACCGTAAACATGTTCTATGTCATAATTTGAATCAGGAGTTGGAGCAAACATAAGTTGAGTTTGCCCATAATATGCATAAAATTTAGGTAGTCCATATTTAGCACTTGTATTTACAGGATAAGCTTCACGTAAAAAATTTACGTCTTTATTTAAAACATAGTTTGTAGTGCTACTGCTTATTACAGCTAAACTATAAGTATAAAGATAATCTGTTGGGAGTGTATACAATTTGTTAGTAGACACTAGAGGTCCATCATCTATCTTACGTAATGCAGGAAACTGTACAGTATTAAATATTTTTTGTTCCGCTTGTTGCGTAAATAATGCAATCTGGTCATCTGTAAATGTATTCTCACAAACGTCTGCTATATTTGTTTTTAATGAAGCGTAGTTCATAATTTTTCCATCAAGTTGTTACGGACACAGTGCCAACAGCTCCTGTAGCCACTAAATCATTAGGTGTTAATGTAAATGGGTCTTTGCTACGCCCCACAGGATTCCAGCTATATTGTATATTTCTGCTAGCATCTCGTTCTGCAAAATCAGGTCTTGGATTTTGTATGGCTTGTGGATCGTGAACAGGGTACTTACCAAGTTCATTTTGTGGGTGGTCCTCATCCCAACATTCAGGGCAAGCTTTTATATTAGTATCTCTTCCCCTTGTTATTACATTACGAAGTTCTCGTAGTTTGTAAGGGAATCCACATACATCACATACAGCTAAAACATTTTTGCTTGAAGCATATCGTGATGGCATAGTTAAATCCTACCTATTCTTGGTACAAAATGTTCTGATGTTTTTTCTCTATCTTCACCAGCAGCTAATTTATATTGTTCTTCATAAGCTATTTTTAACATTTCAATTCTAGTTACTAACTCAGGAACTTTCATAGCAATATGATATGCTAATCCTGCAACTAAACAAGGTAAAAAACGAAAACTCATATCAGCTGTTTCTACACCACTACCTGCATCTTGTACTCTTCGCATACGAAAATACACAAAAGTATAACTTGCATCTGGTACAGGCCATACGTTTATTCTAGGTGTAACTAATCGTTCTACCCATACTTGTATAGGTCTACCAGACGATAACTTGTTAGGGATTGATGCGTAAGTACTTACACCTATACGACTTATAGTAAGATCAGATTGAGTAGAAGTATTACCAGCATTGGTACGTATTACATGGTCAAGTAAGTCTATAGTATCAGCAGGTAGATCATACTGAGATGTGCCCGAAACAAGAGAAACTGTGCCGCTATCAATAGTCCACATGTTTATACCACGGTTCTGCCATTCTATGGTCATTAGGTTCATTGACCTACGAGCCGTAGCTAGGTCATAACCTGACCTCATTTCTCTACCCGCACGTTCCCAAGCTTCTTCAGCTATCTCGGTAAAATCCATATCAAACGCTGTGGTTCCTGAAGTAGCCATATCTTACCTTATTTTTGCTTTTCGGACACCTTGTCTGGCAATCCCAGACCCACGAACAGTAGAACCTTTTTTAGGTTTAGGTTTGTTTCTTTTAACTGCCCCGCCTTTTTTCATTACTTGGGGGTTATTTTTAAAATGCAGTTGGATCATAGCTTCCATTTCAGCTACTTTATCTAAGTCTCCTCTTTCTTCTGCAAAATCTCTTTCTTCTATTAACGTTTCAAGTGGAGTTGCCATTGTTTAACTACCTTTCATAGTAATCATTGTAGCATTTTTAACACCCTGTCTAGCTATACCACAACCTTTTGGTTTACCAGATTTTACACTACCTCCAGGTTTGTACTTCATCATACCACCACCCATGTAGCCTTTAACTTTACCACCTTTTTTAAAGTCTTTTTCTGCGGAAGTATCTAACTTTTTGGCTCTATACATAGCTATATCTGATGGGCTCATTTTTTGTAACTTGTCTTGATGTGCAGCTACTGATGGGTCCATTTTTTTCGCATGTTGTTCTATCATACTCTTCTTAAAAAAAGGTATTTCTTCACCTATTTTTTCTCTTCTCCTTTTAGTAGCCAAATCACTACTTAGACTAGCAGGCATCTCTTTACCTGTTTTAGGGTCTCGAGTCATATAACCAGAACCAGGAACTTTTTTAAACCCTTCCAGCATTTGGCGAAAATCTCTTCCCCCTCTAGTCCCTCCGCCTCTATTTTTAAATTTCTTAGACCCAGCTACATCAGTTGTTCTAGGTACACCTCGTTTAAGGTCTTCACTTCCGCCAGTATTTTCATTTTTTTCAGGTTTTTTACGTACTTTTCTACCAGTCTTATAACCTCTAATCTGCTTATTCATATCAGTTCTGTTCATAATATTTCTCCTAAGCGTAAAAAAACGTCATCATGTCAATAGTACCAACAGTATAGGTTACATACATGCCTGCATCAAATAATACACCTTCTGAAGGTATAGTTCTGTCAACAGTTGTATTGTCCGTTCCTATGGTTCTAGCTTTAAAAAGAGTAGTACCAGCAGGGCTGGTATTCTTAAACTCAATCGTTCCTGCTGTGCCGCCAGAAACAATAGAAAACCCTTTTAACCGTGTTCTACCCTCAAAAATAACATCTGCGGCTGAATTGTTTATTCCTGCTGACATATCACCTGCTGGATTTCCAACGGCTGTAATGCTTGTAATAGTCTTAAAAAACCCACTGCTTGTAGTTGTTCCTGCATTAGCACCTGTTACCGATTCCGATAAAGCATCACCATTTACATCCGTGCCGACAACAGTAAATGATATGCCACTATCGTTACCTGCCGACAAAAGAGTAACCTTTCTCCCAGAGGCATTTGTAACAGTCCCTCCAGAATGCAAATCTCCTTCTATTGCTAATGCTGCATTATTGCCTACAGCGGCTGCTTCCGATATGCCATTTGCATCCAAAGCAACTTCATCACTGATTGTAATAACTTTTACGTCTGAATGACCCATATATAACTCCTATTATGGTTAGTGGGGCTTACGCCCCACATTAGTTAGTTATTAGTCTGTGTAACTAATTCCTGGTGTACGAGTTATTTTAATACTCTTCAACAAGATTGCAGAATTTGCATTTGTGCTTTGAATAATAAGATAAGGCACTACTGTATCACCATCATCAAAAGTATATGCGGCTGTTGTACTAGGAGCAGCTAATGTACCCGCATCCATAACGGCAGCACCAATGTGAGAATATGTTACCACACCTCCTGAAGTTACATTAATTTTAAATCTATGATTTTTACTTGCTGCTGTTGCTTGAGTTGAATCAGTATAAGTTCGAGCACCATCATTTAATGCTGTTGCAATTTGCACATCATCAGCTGATTGAACACCAAATGCTGCAAAGTCAGTGTATCCAGGATCACCTGTAGCTGCAGCAAGAATGCCACCATGACTTGTATCAAATTCTTGTGCTTTTCTAAAACCGATTGTAACTGCATCTTGGTCGGTATAATCAACACTATGAAATGTTGCATCGAAAGTCATTGCATGTGTGCCAATCGTACATGCGGCACCGCCACCAAACTGTGTACCACCAAATACAATTTCAATACCTGTGTTGTCTGCTGTTGCAGCATCACCTTGAAGGTTTAAACCTGCTACTGTGTTATTTGTATCTGTTGCTGGGATTGTTCCTACTACACCAAAGCCTTCAGCGGCTACTGTGTGTGCTCCAACCATGCTACATTGTGCTGGTGTTACTTGACCATTTAATCCTGGAAAAAGCATGCTAAACAGTTCACCGTCTGCTAATACACCATGAGCTCCACCTTCACCTGTAGGACTTGAAACTATTGGAGTTGGACATGAAATGTAATCCCAGTCTATTATATTTACAGGTGTTGCTCTTGTTAGAGCACCCGTTAGTGTAGTTGCACCAGTAACAGCAAGAGTACCCCCAACAGAGGCATTTGTTGAATAAGTTGAATTGTCTGTAAAAGTTCCTAAAGTAGAACTTTTAGTAACTTTAGTAAAACCGTTTTCTGAACGGACGGAACCGTTAAAAGTTGTATTAGCCATGTTATTCTCCTTGTCTTGGCCAGTGTCAGCCACATTATGTAACTGTCAAGGTTTGATATAATATGTATATAACAAAAAAGGGTGACTATCAAGCCACCCTTTTAAATTTTTTGTTAAGCTCCGGGGGAACCAAAGATACCCAACGGATCAGATACGCCAAAGCTATATCTTTCTCTCGCTTTATATCTGCTATTACCTGTATCAAAATCAGCATCCATAGATGTTGACATTGGGCTACGAGTAAAATGCTTTAGTCCGTTTGGAACATCAGTCATTAGGAACCACGCATCAGTGTCTGTTAAATAGTGGTTAATACTGTAACCTTCTGGAACAGAGCCGTTGTTGCGTATTGCATTCAAATCATTGTCTGCAGTTCCAACACGTCCTTCTGTCTCTAACAATCTAGTTGCAACAAACTGTAAATTTGTAGGTATAATCAACTTCTTAGCTCGGGCTGCAATTTTTAAGCCCCGCTCGTCTGTCCACCCACCAATCTGAATAACTGCTGCTTCAAGAGAAGTTTCGTTAAGATCAGCTGCTGTTGAAGGTTCATTAGAGTTAGTACCACCAGAAACTAATGGGTGAGCTGTAGAACAAAGTTCCACTCCATCACCATATGTAGTACCAGAGTCAAAAGCGTTATTCAAAATAGAAGCTGCTTTTACTTGTTTAGTGTACGCCATTGCACGAGCTAATGCTTTAGTATAACGAGCTGATAATGAATCATACAAGTTATCCTCAATAGCTTCCTCAGTAATAGAGAAACCCATTGCAACAGTTTCGTGTGTATAACGTGCTGTAAACGCTTCCTGTGCATTGTCATATTCGATGGCTGAACCTTCGTCTTTGACTGGTGCTGCAGAAAACCCTGACAACTTAGTTTCTTCTTCGAAAGAACGGTCTGAAGATTCTTTTTCAAAAATCTCTGTATGTTCTTCGCCATATTTAGCGTATTCCATCCCAAAAAGTGCGTTTAGGCCAGGAAGTAGCTCTTTTAGTAGTTGTGCTCGAGATATTGCCATTTTAAGTTACTCCTATAAGCCAGTTGCAACACGGTATGCGTGACCACCCACAGCAATATTACTTTGCTCATTGGGGGCATTATACACAACGAGAACTTCTTGAAAAGCATCGCTACCGGTTTTTGTATCTTCAACCACATCAATTATTGTGACTGGAAATGTGAGTGTAGCAGCAGGGCTGCTGCTAAGTAAAGCTAACTTACCTCGTCCATTAGTAGTATTAAGTGTATTACTAAGGATTGAAGCTTTGTTACCAATAACAGTTCTTGCTACTGTTGCCATTGTTGTTCCTGAAGAACAAACAGCTACTTTCATTACTACGTCAGGGTCATCAACAATAAATGCGTCAATGTCACTAGCAACGATGCTGCCAGGATATTGATTGTTGAATGTTAACTGACTAGTATTTGGGTCAGTATACTGACATCCCATAAAAATACCTAATGTACCAGTAGCTGGGAAAGCTGTTGTACTTCCGTCACGATCTATTGTGCCGTCACTTACACGTTTTACTAGATCACCTTTGCCAATAGCTGTACCATAGTTACTAGCTATTCTCATTTGGCGAGTAGCACCCGAGTAAGAACGGCCACCAATTAAACCAACGGGTACGAGCCCATAAGGGGCATCTATAGTTGGATAAGCCATAATTTTTTCTCCAAATTTATCCTATATTAAAGTTAAGTTCCTTTGCCGAAAGTAACCTTCGATTTCCTCTCATTAAATAAAGGCATACGAGGATCATTTTCTCTCATAAGATTGTTGTCTACTGATTTAATTTGATTGCTTGCTTGTTCTGTAAAATGTTCAGTCCGATCTTCAACCATTTCAGTTGGAGCTTTACAAAGCAACAAACCGCCAATTACAACATTGTCTTTAAACTTTTCTTGTTCAATAGTAACAATAGTTATCTCTGGATGGTCAACTGCTTTTACGGGCTCCCAACCCTCTCTGAGTTTTGAGGAAACATTTGTGGGGTCAATTTGCCCTTGTGTACTAACTCTAACCCAATGAAAAACATAACCCGGTTCAGGAGTTGGCGATGGTAACACTTCTGGACGCTGCCAAGCCTTTTTACGAGTTTTTCTTTCACGTGTTTCAAGTTCTCTATCAAGTCTATTTTCAACCATTTTCTTTCCTCATTTCTTCTGCAACCTTTTTGGCGTATAGTTCCAGTGGAACTCCAAGTCTTTTGGCTATATTCACTTGTGTTTGCGATAGTGTGACCTTTTTAGGGGCCATGCTCCGTGTAGCGGGTGCAACCACAGTTGATTTTCGCTTTGGCTTTTCAACCTCTGGCTCTTCTGCCCCTTCAAAATTTTCAGGGAACAACTGTCGCATCCGAGCATCTATGATCTCATAGTACTCTTCAGTTTGGGCATATGACTGCCCCTTTTCTTTGACAAGTTTACTATGCAGCCCCAATGCGAGACTTGTCATCTCATCGTCTGCACCAAACCAAGTATTGGAATTTTTCCATTTTTCGGT